TCCTGGTGTTGAAAAGAACGTTGTGTATATCAATGATGAATACTTTCACTTGATGAACTTTGTTTCTTCTCGTTCTAACGCTCGTGACTATGAGCGTATGTGTAAGAACCTCTGGCGTGAAGCATCTGTCTACAGGCACTACACTGGATATCAATCAACCGTTGGTGTTGGTTTGTCTGGTACTCCTTTGAATGAGGCAATTATGATGATGAACTACATCATCCCTCAGTTCAAACAAAAGAATGATTTGCAGAAAGTCAATGTCTGCATTCTGTCTGATGGTGAAAGTTGCTCTGCAGCATACGGTCACGAGATTTATCTTGATCATAAAGATGAGTATGCTGTTCGTCCTCGTCGCATTGACTATTATCAGGTTCTTCGTGATCGTGAAACTGGTATCACATACAAACAGTTTGAGCATGACAATGTGACCAACACATTCATTCAACAATTGCGTGATCGTAATCCTGGTGTCAATGTGATTGGTTTCCGTATTCTTGCTGGTAGTCAACTACAAAACTTCGTTGGTCGCTATGCATCTTACGAAGGTTATTCTGAAGTTCAGAAGCAGTGGAAGAAAGAGAAATCTGCAATTATCAAAAATGCTAAAGCATTCACTGCTCTCTATGCTATCTCAAACAACTCTATGAATGAGAACACTGAGTTCAATGTAGAAAGTGGTGCTAGCAAAGGAACCATCTCACGTGCATTCAAGAAGATGCTCGGTAGCAAGTCCACCAACAAAAAACTGCTCAACTCATTCGTTGAGTATGTCAGTTGACAAACTGGTACACATGGGGTCGCCAATGACCCCTGTACACCATATACTATATTCATACAACACAAAACACAAATGCCTTTCGCTCCCGTTCCCGTTTCAACTGAAGATCTCGTTTCTTACCTTACCGACAACTGCGGTACTGAGGTAAACACGAAGCAATTGTTTGAGGCATCTGAGCACTTCAACTGTTCTCTTGCTACTGTCAAGAAACGCCTTAAGGATTATAAGCAAGGCATCGGCAAATGGAACTTGACTGTTCAAGAACGTCTTGAGAAAACTTACGAAGCACCTGCTGCTGCTCCTGCTATTCAGCAAAACCTTGTTCCTTCCAAGGACGACAACTATGTTCCTTTTGGCAACTTCACTGATGTGAAGAAAATTATTCAGTCTGGTATTTTCTACCCGACTTTCATCACTGGTCTCTCTGGTAACGGTAAGACTTTCTCTGTTGAGCAGGCATGTGCTGCTCTAAATAGGGAGTTGATTCGTGTAAACATTACCATTGAAACCGACGAGGATGATCTTATTGGTGGGTTTCGTCTTGTTGATGGCAACACTGTTTGGCATAACGGACCCGTCGTGGAAGCTCTTGAGAGGGGAGCTGTGCTGCTTCTAGACGAAGTAGATCTCGCCTCTAACAAGATCCTGTGTCTTCAGTCTGTTCTTGAAGGCAAAGGTATTTTCCTGAAGAAGATTGGTAAGTATGTCCAACCTGCTGCTGGTTTCAACGTCATCGCTACTGCCAACACCAAGGGTAAGGGTTCTGATGACGGTCGCTTTATTGGTACTAACGTTCTCAACGAAGCATTTCTTGAGCGTTTCGCTCTAACTTTTGAGCAAGAGTATCCTACTCCTGCTATTGAGAGTAAAATCTTGGTGCGTGTTGCTGCTTCTGTTGGCAAGCACGATGAAGAGTTCTGCACTAACCTTGCTAACTGGGCAGACATTATCCGTAAAACTTTTAAAGATGGAGGTATTGATGAGGTTATTTCCACCCGTCGTCTTGTTCATATTGTTCGTGCCTATGCTATTTGGAACGACCGTATGAAAGCAATCAAAGTTTGTGTCAATCGCTTTGATGAAGAAACTAAGCAATCATTCATTGAATTGTATGATAAGATTGATGCTGATGTAAACACTGATGAGGAAGAAACAAATGCCTGAACCAGGAGATTGTACATTCATTGGTAGCATCATCCGCATTTACGGTTCTGGTTGTGCCAGAGTCGCTAAAGTGACGGGTGATGTTATCACCGTCATCAACCTTGACGGAGATTGTCAAGAATGCTATTATGAAGATATTGAATTTGTATGTACCCCGTGAAAGTATGACTTTTTTTAAATATGATGAAGACGCTCTCCTGCAAGAGCTACGTGACTACATCGCAGGCACTTACAACCAACACTACTCTGCTGGCAATGACAGTATTCAAACGTTAGATTTAATTGAAGCATGTGGAGACGCTGAGGCATTTTGCCGCAGTAACATTCTTAAGTATGCATCACGATATGATAAGAAGGGCACTGCCCGCCGTGATATTATTAAGATCCTCCACTACGGTCTTCTCCTTCTACACTTTTCCGACAAAACTAACGTTACTGAAACCTACAATCAATGAGCAAAGTTATCCTATCTAAAAAGACTCTAGATGTCCTCAAGAATTTCTCCACAATCAATTCCTCCATCGTATTCAGAAAAGGAAGCACTGTACGGACAATCTCTAATGCAGAGAACATCCTCGCAAAGTTTACTGGCGAAGAAGTATTTCCTAGCGACTTCGCAATTTATGATCTTAGTCAGTTCCTTAGCGGTATTTCTCTGTTTAACGATCCTCAACTGGAATTCACATCTAGCGATTTTGTTTCTATCCGTGGCGGGCGTCAGTCTGCTAAGTATTATTTCTCTGACCCTGAGATTACGCTCAAGAGTGCTCCAGAAAAAAATGTAAAATTTCCTGGTGCAGATCTTCAGTTCAACCTGAGTGCTGATGATCTGATTGCATTGCAGAAAGCATCTGCAGTGTACGGTCTTCCCGACCTTACTTTCCAGTCCGAAGAAGGACTAGATACTATCAAACTTATCCTAAGGGACAAGGAAAATGATACCAGTAATACTTACGATATCACCGTGGCGGGTTGTTGCAGTGGCACCTTTTCTCTTGATCTTAAGATTGAGAACATTCGTGTGCTACCTGGGGACTATACTGTCAAGGTATCCAAGCACTTGATTTCAGAGTGGACTAATGTTAATGTTGATCTGACCTACTACATCGCACTTGAACCCTGATGAAACACATCCTTTTTACCCTCAAGGGTTGCACTAAGGATCTCCTAAACGATGAGGAGTATGTCAGAGATGTCGTTTACAGTTCATCAAGAAAGTGCAAGTCAACATTGCTTGCACTTAACTCACACAAGTTTGATCCTCAAGGTGTAACTTGTATTGCTATGCTTGCAGAATCTCATATCAGCATCCATACGTGGCCTGAGAAAGGCATGGCAGTTTGTGATATCTTTACATGTGGTGAACACACAAAACCCAAGAAGGGTGTAGAGTATATGAAGATGATGTTCAACGCTGATGACATCATCTCTAAATCATTTAATAGACCACTGGAATGAATATTTTTGTTACCGACTTCTGCCCAATAAAGTCTGCTCAGGTATTGCCTGACAAACATATTGTGAAGATGCCTTTGGAGACATGTCAAATGTTATCCATCGTAGCATCTAAGAAGTGGGGTTATGGTTTTGGTGATTTGCCTAGATTAGACGGAACACCATACAAAACTGAGAAGGGTGCATTTCGTAATCACCCTTGTACTATCTGGGCACAGCAAAACTGGTCATGGTTGATACGCCATGGTCTTGCGTTATGTGATGAGTACACATACAGGTATGGCAAGACACATAGTTGTGAGAAGACACTTCTACATGCTGAGATGATCTTCCCGTTTCAATACTTGAGATCTGTAGCAGACCATGCTACAGTATTTGCTAGGGCTATGCCTGATCAATGGAAGTATGACGATACCATTGATGATATTACAGCGTACAAACGCTACATTGCGTCTAAACCTTGGGTAAAGGATAATTACCTTCGCAAACCAGAACGCAAACCTGATTGGATTTAATTATGAGTAAAGAGTTTTTGTGGGTGGAGAAATACCGTCCCAACATTGTTGAAGATTGTATTCTCCCTGACAGCATCAAAGAGGTGTTTCAGGGTTTTGTCAACCAGGGCGAACTTCCTAACCTGCTGCTGAGTGGCACTGCAGGTGTGGGCAAGACTACCATTGCTAAGGCGTTGTGTGAGGAGATTGGTGCCTCTTACATCGTGATCAATGGATCCGATGAGGGACGTTTCCTAGACACTGTGAGGAACCGTGTGAGGCAGTTTGCCACAACCATTTCTCTGACCTCTGGAGCGTCCCACAAGGTCGTTATCATTGATGAGGCAGACAACACCACTAACGACGTGCAGCTGTCTCTCAGGACCGCTGTGGAGGAGTTCCATGGCAACTGTCGTTTCATCTTCACCTGTAACTTCATTAACAAGATCATTGAACCGCTGCACTCACGATGCACGGTTGTTGACTTCAGGATCAAACCTGATCAGGCAACTGGGTTGCAGGGTCAGTTTTTTACTCGCTTGAAAACTATTCTAGATCATGAGCAGATCAAGTATGAAGATAAGGTTCTCGCCAAACTTACTAAGCGTTATTATCCTGATTGGCGTCGTCTTATTAATGAGTGTCAACGCTACGCTGCTACTGGAAGTATTACTTCTGCTATCCTTGTGGACGTTGCTGACGTTAATCTGGACTCTCTTCTTGGTTCATTGAAGAAGAAAGAGTTTACTAATGTCAAGAACTGGGTTGTTCAGAACATGGACAATGACCCCACTATGGTCATGCGTAAAGTATATGACAGCATGTATGGAGTTTTAAAACCTGCTTCTATTCCAGAGGCAGTTCTTATTATTGCCAAATACATGAACAGTATTCCTATTGTTCCTGATCAAGAGATCAATCTCTTGGCATGTTTGACTGAGGTTATGATGAGTTGTGAATTTAAATAGACTGTGGATAACCTCAAAGTAACATCTTTTAATTTACCACAACCACCAATAGTTTGTGTTGATTTTTCTGAAATTAATTCGGATATCAAAAAAATTTGTTTTGATTTATTGAATACGCAAGACAAAGTATCTCACAGTAAATCTCTTGCTGGAAATTTAAGACATCAATACATTGCACCAGAAAAAATACAGAACCATATAAAAAAATCTGTTCCCAATATCGTTAACAACGACAACCTAAAATTAGATTCTTGTTGGGTAAATTTTCAAAAGAAATATGAATTTAATCCAAACCATTATCATGATGGAGACTATAGTTTTGTTTGGTGGATTAATATTCCATACAATTTACAAGAAGAACTCTCTTTGGAGTTTGTAAAAAATTCTGGAAATCCATCTGCTTCCATATTTTCTTTTACATATGTAGATTTAAGTGGAATGCCAAACTATTATTCAATACCATTAGATAAAAAAGATGAAGGAACGCTGGTGTTGTTTCCAGCAAAACTAACTCATAATGTATATCCATTCTATACATCAGATGAATACAGGATTTCAATATCAGGAAATTTATCGTATAAAAAATGAAAGTGAAAACTACACCAGAAAATGTAAAAGAAGCTCATGAAGGTCTTTTTCATGCTACAATGAATCTACCTGCTGCAGCAGAACACTGTGGCATGACCCAGAAGGAGTTAAAAATGACATTCTTTGAATATCTTAAGTACAATGACCCAAACTTTGAAATCACTGAAGACACCGCTCCGTTACCCAGGGGGCAAAAGCAGAGCACTGGC